GCGGCTCGCGGACGGGCGGCTGGTGTTTGATCTTTTCCACCGTCGCGCAGGGATTTCTGAGTAGATACTCATTATCCATCAGCCAGCTGAAGAAAGCCGAGAGGATCCGGCGGATGTTATCCAGGTACGCGTCGGAACAACCGCGCTGATCTTTGTAAAAATACAGGTATAGGCGGATGTCGTTGGCGCGGATATCCGAGTAAGCCTTTCCAACACGGCCGAAAAAGTCGATCAGGCGGAGGCGGTAAATATGCAGCGTGCCGGGTGAAAGGTTTTCCACGGCTTTGCTGGCGAGATAGTAGCGGACGACATCCGGGATGCCGTCGGCGGGAATGATCTCGACCTGGCGCCGGGATATATCATATTCCGGGAGGGTGGCGTCCAGGATCGCCAGCACGCTGCGGAGCTGATCCTGCGGGATGCGGTCGAAGAGCTTCGCGGCGATTTCGGTGCGGAAATTTTCAGAGTGATCGGACACAAAAAACACATCCTTTCTTTTTTTGCTTGCATAAGCGCAGAAGGATGTGATAAGATTCTTATCTGGAGGGTGTGCTACGACCACATCTTCCGCCAGAGCGTAAGCGGGTACCAGCCGCGAGCGCTCTTTTTCTATGCAATTACATAATGATTATACCATAGGGACGCGGGAAATGTGAAGCGCGGAAACAAGATTTTGCGGAGGCGAAAAGGATGGTCTGGTGGATTATCGGCGGAGCTGTGATGCTGGGGATCATGCTTGCGGATTGGCTGATCGTCATGGGGACAAATCCTAAATACTGGAGGGGCAGAAAATGAACTCAATCGAATTTGTTGAGACGCTGCGTGAGAAGCTGATCCAGCAGGGAGTCGGGAAGGAAGAGATCATCCGCCAGGTCGGCAAGGCCACAGTCGGCTGGCCGTATGTTTTCGGCGCCTGGGGCGAGGAATGCACACCCAAGGGCCGGAAGAAGCGCGCCAGGGATGATCATCCGACGATCGTCAGCTCTTGCCAGGTGCTCAGCGGCAAGGCCGGGACATGCACCGGGTGCAAGTGGCATCTGCCTGTGCGGATGTATGACTGCCGGGGCTTCGTCAAGTGGCTTTTCGAGCAGGCCGGCATCACGATCGAAGGCCAGGGCAGCACCAGCCAGTGGAGGGCCAAGAGCAACTGGATCATCCAGGGGCCGATCAGCGAGATGCCGAAGGACAAGATTTGCGCCGTGTTCACCGGGAACGAGACGACCAAGGATCACATCGGTGTTTATCTGGGCGACGGATCCACCATTGAGTGCTCTGTGGGTGTGCAGTACTTCAAGCCGAGGAAGAGCAAATGGAAGTACTACGCGCTGCCGGCTGGCCTGTACGACGATCATCCGCAGCCGCAGCCGGATCAGGATCAGGATCCGGATGGACGGCCGACGCTCCGGCAGGGGAGCAAGGGCGAGTTTGTCCAGCTGCTCCAGGTCCAGTTGATGCAGAGGGGCTACCAGCTGCCGAAGTACGGCGCGGACGGGAACTTTGGAAAGGAAACCTCCGCAGCCGTGCGGGCCTTTCAGGAGGATCGCGGTCTGACTGCGGACGGTGTGGTCGGCGCGCAGACATGGGCGGCCCTGGAAGAGGCTCCGCCGGATGGAAGTCTGTACACCGTCCAGATCCCGCACATGCAGCGGGCCAAGGCGGAGACGATCGTGGCACAGTATCCCGGCGCCTGGATGACCGCGGAAGAAAAGGACGGTGAGACCTGATGGAGCTTTCACAGATTTTAAGCGTCTGCGGGGTGAGCGGAATTATCTCCGGCCTCGTGGGCGTGTTGATTGCCGTGTATTTGAAGCGCCCGCTTGAGAGGCGGGTGCAGGACAGCGAGGACGCAAGCCGGCGCGTGGAGGCCCAGAACAAGGCCACCATGCTGGGCGTTCAGGCACTGCTGCGGGATCGACTCCTGCAAGCGTTTAACCACTACTTAGCGCGGGGCTGGATCGGCGCCGGAGACCGGGACAACGTGGAAAACATGTACACACAGTATGAGGCCTTGGGGCCGAACAACGTGATATCTGACATATACAACCAGGTGCGGGCGCTGCCGTCCATCCCGCCGGAGGCCCAGCCCATGGCCGCGCATGCGGTGCAATAATAATTTATTAAGGAGGACATGGCCATGAAAATGAGCAATAAGGTTTATGATGTTCTGAAGTTCGTCGCCCAGATTCTGCTGCCGGCGGTCGGCACGCTGTACTTCGCCCTGGCGAGGATTTGGAACTTGCCCCTCGCGGAGGAGATCGTTGGCACCATCACCGCGGTGGACGCTTTCCTGGGCGCTTTGCTGGGTATCAGCACGATGCAGTACAAGCGCGACGCTGAGCTGCAGCCTCCTGATCCCGAAACTTAACGAAACTTATTTCCCCAGGGCTTCGGTCCTGGGGCTTTTTTTGTGCCTTTGTCGGTAGTGGTATGTCGGTAGTTATGGATATTTTGGAGAATTACATGTCGGTAGTAAGTCGGTAGCTCGCCACATTTTTCTGCATTTCCGCGCTGCATTTGATGATGGCGGCGAAGGAACAAGAAAACCCGCGAGCCCTTATATCTCGCGGGTTTGAGCGGAGAAGCCGGGATTTGAACCCGGGCTACGATCACTCGTACTACTCCCTTAGCAGGGGAGGCAGGACTGTTGAAAAATAAGGCTCGGATTGTTTGATGTCGGTAGTAGGTCGGTAGTAAGTTACTTGCCTATGGCGTCCACGGCTGCCTGGACATCCTCCTGATCGGGGTGCGCGTAGCGGTCCAGCATCTTGGTTGTGGACCAGCGCATGACCTTCTTCACCGTCTGCGGCGCGATGCCCTCCGTGATCGCCAGGGCGGTGGCGGTGGTGTGCCGGCACGAGTACGGCGTCAGCTTCCGGCACCCCGCTGCCTCCAGCGCTCCGTAGTACGCCTCGCGCCATTTGTCCTCCGACGCGCCGAAGAGGCGGCCGGATGGCCGGGCGTGCGCCATCAGATCCTCCAGCACCGGGATGATCACCGCGGCGACGGTGACGGGCGTCTTCCGGCGGACGGCGGTCTTCTTGCCGGCGCCCACGATCTGCCGGTCCTCCAGGCGGATCATGTCGCAGGTCAGGCCGAAGCATTCGCCGGGCATCATGCCTGTGTAGATCATCAGCAGGGGGATGGCCGCCCGGATGTCGCCGGACTCGTACAGCTTCCAGAGCGCCGCCTGCTCCGTGTCGCTGAAGGGCTCGCGCTCCTGCTCGTGCAGCTGGGGCAGCTGGACGAAGGAGGGCAGATCCTTGTTCGCCCAGCCGTCCGCGGCGGCCAGCCTGAAGAGCGAGGACAGCACCGTGCGGCAGTCCTTGGCGGTGTAGTAGGTGGAGCAGGCGGAGGCGACGGCCTCCCGCAGATCTGCCACCGTCAGCTGGTCCACGGCTGCGTTTTTCAGTTTGCTGAGCTTCTCCCAGGCGATTCTGTACGCCGTCTGCTTGGAGGCGGAAAGCTTAGTAAACTCATTTTTCTCGTAGTCGGCCCAGTAGGCCGCGAGGGTCGGCGCGGTCTCCGGCTTCAGCTTCCCGCCGGCCTTCAGGGTCGGACAGTAGGCCAGCGCCTCCGCCCGGGTGCGAAAGCCGCTTTTCGTCCGCTTGATCGGGATCCGCTGGCGGGCGTTCTCCGGATTGTCCGGCGAGAAGGGCGGCAGCTGCCTGTAGCCGACAACCACCTGCGCCGTCCAAGTGGATCCTCTCTTGTATGCCGTGCCGGTCCCGTTCCCCCGGGACTTGGTGCGGCTCTTTTTTTGTGACACGAGCTTCCGCCCGCACATATCACAAAAGACCGCTTCCGGGCGGAGAGAGGCTTTGCAGTGAGGACAGGTCATTGCTGAAACTCCTTCATGTTAAGGATCTGGAAAGCATATACGAGCGAGTGGCTGAACAGCATGGTGATGTTGTTGTCCGCGTTCAGCGTGACGGTGGCAGAATCCCCTTCCGAAATGTCATTTTCGTAGTAGTACCGGATCAGCGTGCCGATGGAAAGCGGCGCGGAATTGACGCCCATGATGTCATATCCAAACGGCTCCGCGCAGCGGGCGGCGATCCCGATCAGAGCGATCAGGTCGTCCGCATTCGGCGAATACAGCGTGATCGCGCTGAGCTGGCATGTCCTCATGTTGCTTTCATTCATGGGCTGCGTGGTGGCAAGCCTGAGACAGATATCCGGGTCGTTTACCGGGTAGAATGTCACTATATGGAAGGCACCGGATTCAGAGAAGAGGGTTGATTCCTTCAGCGGACAGTATGGAGACCCCAGCGGCGCCGGAATGGCGTTGTATTTGTCCAGGAACGTGCCGATTGTCATGCCGAGTCCTTCATCCGCATCCGCCAGGACGCCGGCTGGCAGCATCAGCATGGCCAGGGCCAGGATGATGGTGATCAGTTTCTTCATGGCTTTCCCCTCCGTATTCGTGATATGTCGGGTCGAACATGTGACCGCTTGCCACGTGCTCCTTTTCATGCAGGTAGGTTTTTTGGTTCTGTTCGCGGGTGAGGCGCGCGTTCAGGACGATGTACGCCTCGCCGTCTTCATCATGATAACAAAAACCCCGGACGCTGGTGGGCAGATCCACCAGCCGGGCCTCCATCTCATCCATCGGCATCACCCTCTTTCGGCTTTATCATACCGGGGAGGATGCTGCATTTTTGCAGCATCACTCTCCGTCACGTTCTTTCAGGATGGACGCGGCCACCGCCAGCATCGTCTCCACGTCCGCGCTGGACATCTTGCGTGTCCGGTCGAAAAGGAGGCCGAGGCGCGGATTCTGGTGGAGCGCTTCCAGGCGCTCCTGATCGGCGTAGTCGCTCAGGCCGTGCTCTGTGGTCAGCGTGGAGTACAGGACGCCCAGCAGATCGGCCAGGCGCTGCATGGCGTCCACGCGTGGGTATTTCTTTCCGTTGCACCAGTCGGAGGCAGTGGCCGAAGAGACTTCCAGCTCCCGGCAGATGTCCGCCTGGGTGATGCCCTTTGCATCCATTAAGTACCTGAGGTTCTTCACAAATATTTCGCGCGCATTGTCTGGCATTGTCGGTTCCCTCCTTGCGCTTCCATTATATTCGGAAAAAGCGAGAAAAACAAGCCTGAAACGAAAATTATTTAGCTTTATGCTTGACAGCTCGCATAAAGCGAGTATAATGGACAGTGTTGAGACACCCCCAGAACCAAGAGAAAGGAGAGAAGCACATGCAGGAAAACACATTTCCGCCGCGCATTTCCCTGGCGGCGGCGAGGGTCAACGCGGGGCTGCTGCAGGAGACCGCAGCGGAGAAGCTTGGCGTGACCGCGGAGACCCTGAGAAACTGGGAGACCGGGAAAACGGTCCCGGGGTATGACAAGGTGATGGCCATCTGCGCCCTCTACCAGTACCCGGCGGACTATATTTTTTTCGGCAAACGCTCGCTTTAAGCGAAGAAAGGAGGAAAAACCATGAGCTTCGGAAGCTACATGACCCGCGACGAGGTGCTGAATCTGATCCGGAAGACGGCGCTGGAAGAGATGTACTCGATGTCCGTGAGTGTTAACGACGAGAAGCAGGAGAATGAGAGCTTCGTGAACATGCTGTGCGCTTACATCAACGGCGGCATCAGGCAACTGGCCAGCGCGCTGGAGGAGCGCCTGACAGAGGAGGCGGCCGGAGATGAATGAACCGCTGACGCTCGCGCTCAAGGCCAAAGGCATGGGCGTGGATCTGATCGAGGTGACGGGGTTCGACGCGGACGAGCTGGAGACCTTTGAAAAGATGCCATACGCGCTTCGGAAGGAAGCCGTGCTGCGGGCCATCGACTACCGCAACGGCGGACAGGCCACCCGGTGGTACAGGGACGTGGGCGTCTACGGCGTGATGATGAAGGAAGGAGGGGTTTTAATTGAAATCGGAGATGGGAGCGGACGGCACGATCAGCTTCGAGGACATCCGGCGGATGCAGACTGACTGGATCACGCCCGCGGTGGCCGCCAGCGCCATGAAGATGGACGCGGGACGGCTGCGTGAGTACTGCCGGGAAGGCAGCGTGCCCTTCGCGGTGCGCCTGACCGGTGAAGGCGAGCGGAACGTGAAGATCTCCCGGAAGAGCTTCCTGGCGGCCTACGGGTACGGAGAGCCGGAAGAGGACGCGCCGAAGGATCAGGTGGCTGCGCTGGTGCGGGAGCTCCGGATGCTGACGGATGCGCTGAAGACGCTGATTGAGGAGAGGAGAGCTGAGCATGAGCATGTGGGAGTATAAGACGTACAAGACCCGGATGGGCCGGAAGGTGACCGTGAAGCTGAGCCCGGAGGCCGTGCGGGAACGGAAGCTGTACTGGACAACGGTGGTGCTGCTGCCCTTTATAAGCTCCGCCCTGGCCTTCCTCATCTGGGTCAAGGTGGGCGGGTGAACGCATGGCGGAGCTGAGAACCGACGCCCAGCGGAGGGCGATCGCCTTTGAGTGCGAGAAGATCGAGCAGGCCGGCGGGGACGTGCTCGCCCACCTGCGGTGGCTGGGGTATCTGTCTCCCTGGGGGACATGGTACCGGATGCAGAGGGAGTTTCTGCACCGGAAGAAGGACACGGAGATCACGGACGGGAGACCGAAAAAGGAGACGAAGGCCATGGAATGGACCAAGGAAGAGCGGGCGCTGCACATGGAGGCTTTCAAGGCGAATCTGCACGCCGGCGAAGACGTGCGGACGGCGCTGGAGCTGACCGGGCTGGAGGGCCGGAGCCTCGGCCAGACATACAGGCAGATGCGGGCTGTGCTGCTGAAAACGGATCCGGAGCTTGCGGCAAAGTTGCCGGAGCGCATACCCGCAGCCCATGCGCGGAAGGTGTACGTGCAGATGGATCAGGAGACGGGTGAGGAAGAGGACGGCATGGAGGCCGCCGGAGCAGAGGAGCCGGAAGGCAGGATCACCAGGCCGGTGATGCACAGCGGGATGGAGGCCTGCGCCTGGCGCGGAAAGTGCGGGGAGTACCGCTACGACGTGAAGCACGGATACATCGACTACGAAGGGAAGGACGCCGAGTCCCTCAGCATGACCCTGGAGGACTGGCGGGAGTTCCTTCAGGAGCTGAAGACCGCCGCCGCGCTGATGGGGGTGGAGCTGTGAGCAGGGTTATGCCGCTGGCGCCGCTGTGCTGCTTGTACGAGCGGGAGCTGAGCATCTACCCCGACCGGATCCGCGTGCCCATGGAGGACGGGCGGGTGGTGTACTACCGGCTGGATGACAGAGCCATGCACCCATCTATGGAGGCCGCGCTGAAGAGCCTGATCCGGATCCCGCAAAGAGGGGAGGGACGGCACCAAAAAAAAGATTGACCGTGGAGCTGCTGGCACAGCATCCCGGCCGGAGGAGATTTATTATGCGTGCTAATTATAGCACAGAAAGGAAAATTGAACAATGAGCGACGACATGGAGAAGATCGTCAGAAAGGAAATCGAGCGATTGGAACGTGCATACCGTAACGCGCAGGATCGGTACGCATTCACCGGCAGTAGGAGCACGGATAACACGATGTACAAGTATTCCGTTCTTCGCGATGCGCTTGAAAAGTCGATTGCAGATCCTTCGGACGAAGAAATGCGGCTTCGGCGACAGATCGACAACCTGCATAAAAATATCGCAGATGCGGAAAGAGAGATCAAGCGCCTCCGTGATGAACGCGAACTGCTTCCCGGATACGCTGACAAATTGATTCGGATATTGGAGGGAAAACAATGAGGGCACTGTATGACATCGACCAGGCGATCCTGGACTGTTGTGATCTGGAGACGGGCGAGATCGTGGACGCGGAGGCGCTGGATGCGCTGCAGATGGAGCGCGAGCGGAAGCTGGAGGGCGTCGCCCTGTGGATCAAGGACCTGAACGCAGAAGCGGAAGCCGTGAAGGCCGAGGCGGACAAACTGAACGCCCGGAAGAAGAGCCTGGACAAGCGGATCACCGACCTGAAGGCGTGGCTGCTTGCGGCGCTGGGCGGCGAGAAGCTGCGGACGCCCCGGTGCAATGTGTATACCACGCACAACACACGGGTGGCCGTGCCGGATGAAAAGGAGCTGATCAGCTTCCTGCAGACGCTGGATGAGCCGGAGCGGTTCCTGCGGTTTAAGGAGCCGGAGCTGAAGAAGGACGAGATCAAGAAGGCGCTGAAGGCCGACATGATCATCCCAGGCGCAAGCCTGGAAGAGACGGAAAGCGTGGTGATTAAGTAATGATCAGGAAGGGACCGATGCCCGCAGCGGTGGGCTGCGTGATCTACGGAACGGAAGGCGTGGGAAAGACCACCTTCGCATCCAATGCGCCGGGGGCGGTTTACATTGACACCGAAGGGAGCACCACCCACATGGACGTGGCGCGGTTTGATCCTCCGGCGAATCTGAATGACGTGATCACCGATATCAGGTATGCCGCCGGGCATCCGGAGGAGATCCGGACGCTGGTGATCGACACGGTGGACAGCCTGGAAAAGCTGATCTTCCTGGCTGTGTGCAAGGACAAGGGGATCAAGAATATCGAGGATCTGGGCTACGGCAAGGGCTATACCTACGCCCGGCAGAAGATGCAGGAGATCCTTGAGGAGCTGGATAAGGTCAAAGCCGCCGGGATCCATGTGATCCTGATCTGCCACAGCATGATCCGGAAGTTTGAGCTGCCGGATGAGATGGGCAGCTATGACCGCTACATGCTGAAATTGAATGAAAAGAATGTCGCGCCGCTGGTGAAGGAATGGGCCGATATGCTCCTTTTTGTGAATTACCGGACCGACATCGTCACCGACAGCGACGGCAAGACCAGGAAGGGCAAGGGCGGACAGAAACGGATCATGTACGCCAATCACAGCGCTTGCTGGGATGCGAAGAACCGCTTCGGCATGCCGGATGAGATGCCATTTGACTTCGGCCAGGTGGCGCACATCTTCCGGGCGATGGAGCCAAAGGCGCCGTCCCAGGAGCCGGAGAGAGCGCCGGAGAAGCGGCCGGCCACCCTGGCGGATGTGATGGATCAGCT